TGCTATAGTAGGTACTGTTTTAACAGTGTTGCCGTCTACTGCTTGGTTCTCAAAAGCTAGAGGCTCTGTAGGCGGTAGTTCACTTTCGTCTGCCATAGCGTTAGGATCAGCCGGAGTAGCTTGTCTTGGATTGTCTACAACAGGTTGAGACTTATCAGGAGTCATTGATGGTTTCTTACCAGCAACACCCTGAGCTTGTTCTTCACTTAGTTTATACTGTTGGTAAGCTCTGGCAATTTCCTGAAGATCAGAACGCTGGGCACCGCCTACACTAATAGTCTTGAAGATTTGGTCTAGTGGGCTAGGTTGGCCTTCCTTGTTTCCAGAAAGAGCAAGTACTGGCTCCATAGCTTCTAGAGCTTTGTTGATTTCGTTTACTGATTCAATTGAGTAACGCATACCAGTGCTTATAAAAGGAGTTTGTCCAGCCCAAGCCTGTCCACCAGCCTCTAGTCTACCAGAAGCACCAATACGAGCTTTCTCTGGGTTAGCTGAGATAGTAAATCTCTGACCATCAAACCCAATAACTAGTGGATTTTTACCCTGTGCAGTTGTATCTGTACCGCCAGAGAACTGGTTCTTTAGGTTGTCTACGTGTACCTTCATTACTGAGTAGAAGTTAGTAGTTACCCAGTTCTTGTAATCCTCTAGAGCCTTAGGGTTAGTTTTACCAATCTCAACCATTCTCTGAGTCATAGCAGGAGAAGCTAGAGCAGTAAACACTTTAGTTCTGCTGTTAGGTGAAAAGTTCTTGTTGAGCATATCCATGTTACCCTCAGCAAACAAACTAGAGCTTAGCTGACGGATAGTCTCTGGATTAGTCTTAGGATCAAGAAGCCGGTTTTTGACACCGGTAATAGAAGCGTTAGCTACTTCAGCTTTCTGTTTTGGATCAGCAGTCTGAGTTTCACTAGTAATTGTAGGGCCTAGAGGCTTCCCTTGAACTGCTTTAATACCAATTTGTCCAAGCTGAACCTTACTAACTTCATTAGCTAGTTTAGAAGCATTCTGTAAAATAAAGATATTAGCTGCGTCTTTGCTGACAGCATCAAGAGCAGCAGCAGCACGAGCACTAGGAGACTGTTGCATTACTGCGTAAGCATCACCTTGTTTAGCTAGGTCTACCATTCTCTTATTGTGGTCTAGACTGCCAGTTCGGCCAGTAAGAACATCTTCTTCTAGTTTCTTGTATTCATCGTCAAGAATCTTACGAAGTTCTTGTCTCTTAACGACAGACATCTTACCCATATATGGTTCCATAAGGGTGTTAAAATCTCTGTCAATAGTTCCTTTGAACTGCCCCATCATTACCTGTAGTTCCTGGGCTTCCTGAGGTGAGATTGAACCATCAGACATAGCCTCGGCCCTACGCTTGGTAATATCGGTTAGGGTGCTACCAGACATGTTTTCAGCAGATTCAACTACGTTACTAAACCTAGTTTGAAGCATACCGTAGACGTTTTCTGAAGCAGCCTTAAAGTAAGTTTCTTCGTTGGCTCTACCAGTCTTCTCAGCAAACTCAATGTTCTTAAGTTCAGCGTCTCTACGGGCAATCTCTGACTGTCTACCAAGAACTCTCTTCTCAATAGAAGTACGGATAGTAGGATTAGTATCCCCTGCTGTAAGTTCCTCAGCACTAAAGCCAAGACCAGCAGCAGTAGACTTCGTCTCTCTCCAACTTTTCTCAGAATCTTTCTCATCGGCTTCACGTTGAGCATTGGCTTTATCCCATTCTTCGTAATACTTTTTGGAGGGGTTAAAGCCGTACTGTCTTTCATAAGCCTTCTCAATCTGCTGGGCCATACCGGGATTCTTGGAAATGTCATCCCGCATCATTGTAGAGATACCCTGCCAGTAGTTAACAGATTGTAATTTACCCTGCCTAAATCCTTCTGTCATTGTATTACCACGATTAATACTTGTTTGAACTGTTGGTGGTAGCTGACCAATTTCAGCAGGAGACATAGGGCCAGATACAGGTTGGTTGCCCGGAGTCTGTTGTACTGCCTGAGAACCAGTATCTTTTTCCCAAGCTACAGAAGCCCCACTTCTATCAAGAGTGTCTGGCATAATGTTTCTAGAGGCTACACTGGCGTTAATAGCTGTATCGGCAGCCTTGTTCTGTCTCTGCTGAATACCAGAAAAGAGAGACCCGGCCTGTTCAAACAGAGAAGCAAGACCAGCACCGGGATTACCGGGGTTGCCCCCGATACCACCGGCACCGGGAGCTAGGTTAGGGGCTTGTTTTACACCCGGATCAACGTTAAACTTATCGGCCATTGGTAAGTCTCTCTCTTTCGATCATATCAATTCTACCCTTTTGAACTTCAGCATTAGGTGCTTTCATCATAAAGATACGGTTTAGTTCGTTCATGTCTTCGTCTTTAAACTTCCTTAGAGTATTTACGAACAACTGGTTCCGGTCTGCAACACTAAGTCTACCTAGACCTTCCATTAGAACTCTAGCCCTGTTAAAGTGGTTCCCAGCAGCCTGAGTATCCCCTTGGGCTGTAGCCCTAAAGGCCCTAGAAAACTCAGCTTCCAGTGCTTTAGTAAGCTCCTGTGATGCTGCCCTCTGGTCTTTAATTACATCCTTACGGGCGTAGAACTTGGCCATTTCTCTTGGTTGTACGCCTAGGGTTTGGGCCATTACGTCTATCATGTTAACACCTTCTGAGTTCTTGATTGGAACACCAGTACGGGTGTAGTAAGTGCTGTACTGAGCCAGTAAGTAGGCTTTGGTAGCGTTGTTCACAGTCGTGATAGTCTTTAAAGCATCAAGTACATCTTCAACAGCAAACGGCTTTTGAGTATCAGGGCCTCTAAATACATTACCAATGTAACCCCAAAGTGGAGCAGCATTGTTAACTGCACTTAGTGCCGTAGCACCAGATACACCAAGAAACAGTTCAATACCAGTAGCTAGGTTAGCTGGTTTGTCTCCATCAATAAGTTGCTTTAGAGTTGGAAGACCACCGGGACCGAATCTTTCTGCTAGAGCATATTGCCTACCGTCTACAACCTCAGATGTAATCTGAAAGAGACCACGGCTTAGTGTTTTGGTAATCAAATTAGCGTCTAGATCAATACCGTTCTCCTGAGAGTATTTTTCAATGCTTTCTTGCCAAGGCCAGATGGCTGTCATAGGCCCCATAACACCTACAGGAATACCATAAAGAGCCCCGTTCATAGCTAGAAGCCTAGAAGCTTCTCCACGGCTTAGAGCACCTTTACCAAGAAGACTAGTCCACATGGACTCTGCCAGACGCCATTGGTACGACCAAAACTGAGTTGGAATAGAGCCAAAACCATTCTGGATGTTAGCGTTGGATGCTCTAGTCATGTTGATGGTTAGATCATCTGCTCTCTGTAGAATACTTCTGATTTCAATATCAGTAATAGCCTTACCGGGATTAGCAGCTTTAAACTCTCTCCAAGCAGTAGACCAAGAAACCATACGGTTAACAAGTTCACCTTCTTTGAAGAATACAGCAGAGAAGTCTAGGGCTTTACCTAATCTACCAGAACCAATAGTAGGTTCAGCTAGAGCTTGGTTAACGCTTAGATTACCACCAGTACTAAACCAACCAGACTCTCGGCCAGCAGTGTACATCTCAACGAAGTCTTTACCGTTGCTGTATTTCTTTCCCCAGTGAGCTAGATGCTGTGGTTGATCATTAACCATAAGGGCACGCATACCTACGTAGTCCTTAACCGCAGAAGCACCATGCTTAGGAGACAGGGCGACCACGTTGAACATAGCCTGACCCTGAAGAAACAACTGAGCAGGGTTAAACAAACCAAGCTTAAGATGGAACGCCGCACTACGTAGAAACTTAAGAGGATCAGCCGTAGTGTACATTAGCTTCTCGTCCATCCACTCTGCAACCTTAGGGTTCTTATCAAACATGTAATTAAGCATTCTGGACTTAACAAAGTCTGTAGCTTGTTTAACTTCAGAGGGTACAGAGATAAGATGCTGGATAGCTTTTAGTGATTGTTTAGCAGCAGCAATGTGTGCAGCATCCCCAGTAGAGCCTTTTAAGTACGAGTCAGCCCTATGAATGTAGTGAATAGGTGCTAGACGTAAAGCTTCTTTGGAGACGCCATTAGCTACAAATAAATCACCATATTGTTCAATCCACTCTTCTGTAGACCGGATACGGTAATCATTGTAGGCTAGGGAACTGGTAACATCACTAAGGTTCTTACGCATAGCGAGCAGAGGGTCTAAAACCTGAGCATCTGTTTTGTTCCAGATTGGGTTCTGAGCACTACCACGTTCAAACGAAAGAACATCTTTACTCTTCTCAGAGATAAACTTTAGGTTGATTTCTGCTGAAGGGTTAAACTTGGACTCAGTGTAGTCAACTAGTTTTCCGTATTCTTCTGGTCTAATGTCCTTAAAGGTTTGGCCGTCGTTCTTAAGATACAGAGCCCTCTTAGGGTCAACTCCACCTTTGTCTAGATCAAACATAACACGGACTTCACCGGGACTTAGACCAAACTTAGACTGTACATATTGGTCGAAGTCAGTAGCGTTTAGTTTCTGTCTAGCAATTTCTAGATCATCCATAAATTGTTTAGCTTGCTTTTCAAACCTGAACGAAGCTAGAATCTTTTCACCATTGTAGGATTCACCAGCAAACTGTCCTTTACGTAGAATAGGAGAGATACTAGGGGAAGCTACATAGTAACCACCTTCGTATGAAGTGTGGCCACCGGGCTTGTAAGGTACTTGAACTGGGTCCAACCTAGCTGACTTAACATTACGTACAGCTACAAAGTTAACTGGTACGTTGTCCTTGTCCATTTTAAACTTAGCTAAAGCTGGATCAAGTGGATTGTAGATTTGAATAAACTTGTACCCGTTATCTGCCCACCCCTTTTGTAGTTCTTTCATTTGAACAGCAGAATAATCAGCTACGTCAAATGCCTTACCAGTACCATCAGAACTTACAAGAAGAACTCTGTGGTTCTCCCCTTTCTGTGGAAGCTGGTCAACTAGTCTACCTTCAAACTTAGTAGCAGAAGTACGAATGTTTGTTTCTGTAAAAGTGCTAAAAGGCTTAGTAGCAGCTTCAGCAGACTCAGACATAATTGGAGCTTCAATTTCAAAGCTCATATAACCTTGACGAGACTTTAGTAAATACAGATCAGAGTTACGCACTAGGTAATCTAGGTCACTAATCTGTAGTGCTTGTCTGTAGGCTACGTGGTCATCTGGTGTTGGGTAGCGGCCTGTAGTGTCAAAGAAAGCTTTCTCAAACTCCTGAGCGGTGTTGTACCACTTTTCGTCCTTACGGTTTTGTTCCAGAAGCCTAGATAGAACTTCTCTGTTCTTACCGTCTCTGGTATACTTACCTAGGTCTTGAAACGAATCCTCAATCCATCTCTTGACTGTTTCAGCAGCGCCTAAAGCAACCTTACGGTTCTGGTTTTGTGTCTTGGACAGAAGTCCCTCAGCACTACGAATAGGACCGAGCATTAGGTTTACTAGACCTTCAGGATTACTGTTGGCAACAGTTACAAGAGCATCTCGTACAGAGTCGGCAGTCTCAGTTAGGTCTCTACGGACTTCAATATGGAAACCACCACCTTTTTGGACAATGTTGTAATCACCATCAACTAGGTTGTATATTTGTTTGGCAGCATTGTCAGCCTGTAGTGCAGAATCAAAGTTACTTTTGTTCTGAGTACCAAGTTCAATTACAACCGAGTTAGAACGGCCAATAATGTCTTCTGTATTGGGAACCCAGCGGTAATCTAGCACGGCATTGTTAACATCAAACTTATGAATGTCTGCCATGTCTGTCAGGGCTTTGTCAATAGCTGATCTAATAGCTTCTGTCTCAGCGTCAAGACGAAGAACACCAAACCTTTTGGTTAGAGCGTTCATAACGTTTTCACCACTAGTAGCAAGCCTCTCAGCTACCTCTACCGCCTGACCAGCCGCAAGTCTAGAAGGCCCAGCGAACGGTGCGCTAGGACGAGTAATAGACGGGGCTACGATGTCAGCAAACTCAGCAACCTCTTCTGCCTTTGTAAGACCTTTGGCACGAAGCTGTACCGCTTTAGCAGCGTTTAGAATGGCCGCAGAGTCGATGTCACCCGTAGCAGCTACTATATCAGCCGCAGTTGACTTAGGGTTGCCAGCGGCCTCCGCTACGTCTTTAACAGCGTTCTTAAGAATGGTCTTCTTGGTAAAACCTTTCATAGCCATCTTACCGATGTCTTTACCAAGGTCAGCAACACCAGCCACTTCCAAAATGTCGAAAGCATTGTCTAGACCACGATCCATAGAACTATACTGAACTACGCCTTTAGCGAACTCAGCAGCTAGTGGAGTGTTGTCTCTACCTAGACGATCTAGAACTTCACCTAGAGTTTTGTCAAACTGCTCTGGTGGTAGTGAATACAGATATTGAATCTGGGCAATCATGTTGTCACCAGTCAGAATATCAGAGAGAACTGACTGGGTAGCTAGATCGTGTTTCTTATACCAAGTGTAACCGGGAATAAATTGCTTGGCTATGTCAGCACCCCATCCAGCCCAAGACTGTGATTCAGCCTGTACTTTCATACGCTCCATATGGCGCTCAGCAATAAGCTGACGAGCAATGTAATCTTCTGAGGCTTTAGCCACACCATCTACTAGTTCTGGGTTTTCTGTATTGAAAGCTTCGCGAACAGCAGGCTTTGTAGCGAGACCACGGTTAGTAATCTCTCTGGCAAAGTTACGCTCAACGGCTGTTGAGAGCTTTTCTGGTGATTCGATGTCCCCGTCTCTAAGAGAAGAAATAGCAGCTAGTTCTGCGGAGTCTACAGGGCGTGATTGGTCTCTGTTCCTAATGTATTCAGATAAAACACTAGACTTTACACGAGCAGCCTCAGCAGCTTCCTTGTTTCTTAGATGAAGACGTAGTGACTCTTCTTCTTGGTTCTGAATTTTAGCCAAGGCAGATTCAGTGCTGATTTCTCCTTTGGAAGCAACATTGGTCATTAGAGCACGCTTCTGTGCGTATGGGTCTCTAAAGACTGTCTGAGGAACACCTTGATTGATGTTGTTAAGATCAATCTGCTCCTGTTCTGCAATATCTTGGTTCATTAATTCAATCACGTTTTAATTCCTTGGGCCAGATAGAAACCCTGCTAGAGAAGACATGCCTCGCCCAACATTGTTTAGTAGACTAGATGTCTGTCCGATACCGATAGAAGACCTACGAAGATCAAATAACTGATTTGCAGTACTTAGGTTCTGGTTAGTATCCCTGTTGCTCTGCATAGCTGTGTTAGAAGCCTGTGAGAGGCCTCCAGCTAGAGCAGAAGAAGCTAGACCACCCTGAGCAGCCGCAGAAGTTTCACTCTGAGCCTGAGCTTTTAGCATGTCTCTGTAAACTTGCCTACGTGCTCTGCCCGCTTCAATTTCAGCTTGGTTTCTTTGTACTTCAATAGCTCTGGCTTGTAGTTTGTTTGATTTCTGTTGTTCTGAGAACGCAGCAGCAGTACCAGCAGCAGAAATAGCCAAACCTGCGGCACCGATAATAGTTGATACAGCGGCCATTATTTAATATCCTTGTAATAAGCTAGTTCTGAAAGATTGTATTTCTTTTTTTCGTAAATCTTGGTTACCGAGTCGTTGGAGTTCAGGGCGCTAAACGCAATACCTAAGCACCCTGATTTCTTTGCCCACTCCTCAGCTAAGTCAATCATCTGTAGTGAATGTCTGCCTCTGTGTTCGGGTTCTACCCACCACACTTGTTCTGAGGCTAAGAAACCATTCCAGAAAGGTGCAGGAGCACTTAAGAGACTTAACATTCCCACAGGAGTATTATTGTAACAAAGCAAGATAACTACAGCTTCGTTAAGAGGTCTAGATAAGTACCAATCAATAATTTCTCTTATTTTATCTTCGTCGTATGGTCTGTGCCTAGAATACTCAGAGAACATATAGAAACTAATACACATAGCGTATAGGTATTCTTTGTCCTCTGAGTTAGCTAATCTGAAATTATACCCGTTCATTAACTGTCTCAAATGCTGACCAACCTAGAATGTCAAACGGTTTGTTACCCTCAGACTCAAATCTAAACTGAACAGCCCTACCGTTACCCCTAATCTTTAGTCGTCTAGAGTAGTAGTCCATGTTAGCGTTTAGAATAATAGACTGTTGAGGTGTTCCCCATCTGTTAGAGTTAGTGCTGTTTCCGTAGTCCCAGATTGAATACATCCAGCAAGAACCATTAGCTTTGTACCTAGAGAACACTGTAACATAGTTTTCTTGGAACTTTCTTTGACCATCACCTCGTACTCTAGGACCAGTTACAAAGTAAGAACTGTAGTCTACCCCCGGAGCAGAAAGGTCTTCCCAGTCCTTAAGGTTAGCGTTTTGAAACTTGGCAAACCCAATCTTATTCGTTAGGTACTTAATTACAAACTTAACGTTACCAAGAGAGTCAGGGTTAAAGTCCTCGTATTGGTCTACTTGAACAGGAGCACCGACGCTATTAACTACAGTAGTTCCCGCGTTGTTAGTTACATTAACAGTTTCTACTGTTGATTCTGCTAAAGGTGGTGCCACAATATCTACAACAGAATAGGTTGATGGAAGGGAGTGTAAATAAAAACCTTCTGTTTTTAGGTTTAAAACTAACACTCTGTTGTACGATCTAGGATTGCTTGAGCTACTAGAATACAACCAAAAGATTTCTTTAGTTAGAGAATTGTACCCAGATTTAACATACCTTTTAGAAGCTAGAGGGATGTCGTCATAGAAAGTTTGAATAGTCTTTTCTGTTAAAGATTGAGAATTAATAGCACCAATGTTAGAAGACTGTAGTGTATGGATACCTTCGTTAGTCCACCAGATTGGAAACGTAGATACAACTACGTAAGACTGGTTTTCAATACAAGGCTCATCACTAATCTTTTCAATGGTAAAGTCTGTAGCTGTGAATCCTACGCCTTCGTTGCCTTGGACTACCCAGATACCATTAGTAGCAAAGATAACTAGTGTGCTCTTAACGGGAATCATACGAATAATACGGCCCGCTTCAGGAATAATAAACGTACCGCCATCATTAGGAAGCAGTTGTGGGTTTACTTCTGAAGTTGGGTCGCCATTCTGGTAGAAACGAATGTCATCATCTGCATCTTTTAGAATGTTACTAAAGTACACAACACCGTTGTATCCGTCAGCTTCTACACCTGAAAGAAAGAGACGACCATTGATAAATGCGTTACAACCGGGTCTTTTACCTCTAGAAGTCTGAGTTTCTAGTCCAGTTAAACCTGAGATTAGATTTCTGTCAAAATTAAAAGCATCTAGAACAAAAGTTCCTCTAGGAGCAAGTGAATTACCTAAGTCTTGGTACTTATTCCTAGAAGCGGGTCTAAAGTCCATATAGAGCGGTGAAAGAGCAGTTTGTGCTGCTTCTCTAAAGTACCACCAAACTTGACCTTTATTTGGGTAAGTTGAGTTTCCTTGAGTTTGCCAACCACTAATTAGAGTGTTTGTCCACCCTTGATTTCTAATATTGTAAACGTATTTAGGGTTTGTAGGGCCTAAGGTAAAAGGCATGTTATCAGTAATAGAGTAGTTATCTTGTAGAACTTTGAAGTCTCTAATTAGAACTTTAATAGTAGTGGCAGAAATAGAATCTGTATCTGAATCATACTTTAAATAAAATGGTTCTATATCAGAATTAGTTACAAAGAGTCTACCTGAACCATTTGCAAACTGACAAAGATTTTCCCCCGGAACACCCCCTGTACTTAGAGTGTCTAAATCAAAAGTAAAGGAAGTTTTATTATCTGCAATTCTGTCCCCAACAATACGATAAAAATGCAGAATATTATCTACTTGATGTACCAAGAAACTATTTTCACTTCTGTACCCGGCAGACCGCCAAACAAACGAAGTAAACAAAGAGTCAGAAGAATAACTAATGGTTTGGGGGGTAGAAACGTCTTCTAACGAAAGACCAAGCCTTCTAGAAACACTACCGGTTTGGTCAAACACACAATTAAGAGTTTCAGCACAAGCGTTCTCTGGAAAGTTAAATCCTGAAAATTCAGTCAAAAACCCTTTTGTAAAATTGTTCTCAACACTTGTGCCGGAAGCTCTAGCCATTTGATTTTACCTTTTGAGAATTAATGTAACCGTCGATAGCAATTCTAGCGGCTCGCCTATTAGTAAACATTTGGTCTTCTAGTTTCTTTGGGGTGGAGCCACGCTCCATACGAACCCTAAAGAAGTTATACACTGAGAAAGGTTCAATTAGAAAGAAGTTGTCTTTGTAAGGAACTTTTTCAATTTCGTTAGCGTTATTTTCTACCATAACCTGTCCTATTTTCGTAAGTGTTGGCGGGGCCTACTTGTCTATTGTCAAACTGAGACCTTACATGAAGCCTTCTGGCTACTTTTTCAGCAGCGGGATTTTGTGTTTGCCTAAGTTGAATAGAAGCCCTAGCTTTTGAATCTTCAATTAGTTGAAGCGTAGTTTTTCGATCAAAAGGAATAACGAAGCCATCATTTTTCTGGAACTCCAAGTTGTAGGTGCCAAAGCAAGTTGTTTTTGACTCTTGTAGGGAAGATTCTGTTACACTGTTGTAGGCGTCAAACAAAATCAGCTTGTCATCAATAGTCGTATAAAATCTAGGTTCTGTGTCTTTCCTGTAATAGAAAGTAATGTTACTTCCGTTAATATTTTGGATAAATGACCCAAACATTGTTGTGTCTAACTGCCCCGGAAGATTTTGGCTGTATTCTAGAAATTCTTTTAGATTTAGATACTCAATGGTTCGCCACTGAGGATATGGATCACCGTCCTCTTGAATGTCATATTTAATCCAGTCAACATTAATAATGTCGTCTGGTCTTTCCATTAGTACTGGCTTAGAAACACCGTAGGCTGTAAGAGTAAACGGGAGTTGCGCTTCTCTGTTATCTTTAGTTAGCAGGATAGCATCAAAGCAAGATTTGACAACACCTGCTACGGAAGAAGCTTCTAGAGTGTCACCGATAGAGTTAACTTCGTCTCCATCAATACTTTCAAGAACCTCTTGAACAATTTGTAATAGAGTTGTCATCTTACAGGTTTCCAGTTACATTGTTTAGCACCAAATTCGTTGTGGCTAACAATCCGTTCTTTTGTCTCTCTAGACCAAGTTTTGTATTCTTGTTCTGTATAATAATAAGGTGTTTCTGTTTTACAGAAGTTACTCGTTTGGCTTGCGCATCCACTTAGAAGCACGGCTGTCAAGCTCAGAATCAGAAGCTTTGGATATTTCATTGTTAATTTCCTTTCTAGCCTCTAAAGCTTTGTTGTCGTATTCCTGTTGTTTTTGTTTTTCTGCTTGTTTTCCTTTTAGGAACCCTCTTAGGTAGATGCCACCAACTACAGAAATTAATACAGATACGTAGAGAACCCATTCTTTTATTTTTGAAATTATAAACATTAGGACCTCTTAATAACTAATTTCCCGGATAAGTAAGCATATCCAATAACCACAGCAGCAGCAAGAACCAAACCAAAGGCAGCAAGAGCAAAAGGACTGTTAATACTAGTAAGAAAACCAAGACTACCAAGGCCACCCGATGCAGCAATAACCGTACCCAATGCACTTTTATCTTCGGTAACTTTGACATCTTCTGTTAAAACCTTTTCAGGAGTTTTTTCTGTAATAAGCCCCGATCTAGCTGCTTTAATAGAGTCTAAAAAATTTTCGTAATACTTAGCAATTAATTTTGCTTTATCTGTACCGTTTACAATTCTACGAGCATTTACTGGATCGTCTGTGTTTTTGTCAAAGTAATCACTGAGTTTTTTACCAGTGTACATACCTTTAATCATACCATCGAACAAGATAAAGATAGACTTATCTAGTTTTAAAGCTTTATCTGGTGTATTTTCAATACCAAACTTACGATAGTTAGTTCTACCAGTTAGCTGCACAAAACCCCTACCTCTATATTTAAAACCATCACCGGGCTGTAGGTTTCCTAGTTCTCTTGCTTTTTTAGGGTTATGCTTAATGTCGTATCTATTAAAATAAGTTTTGTTTCCTATTTCAAAAATTGGCTGCATAGTAGCATTTACTTCATGAAAAGCTGTAGATAAAATATACGCCAACCAACGGTCGTCTGTTAGTTTTCTTAAGTCCCATTCATCAAGAATTGCTGTTAACCCTTGAACTTGAGACTGTGTAAGACGTCCCCCGAAAGGGGCGTTTCTTACATACTCAAAAAAAATGTTTCTGTTCATGTCACCCCTAAATAAATGTTTCTTGGTAAACAATATATGTGTCGTTAGTATTGATACTGACCAGCTGGCACGAAACTAGTGGCAGAGCCCGCACTAAAAGCTCCGCCCGACTTCATACCTGTCCACGCGAAATCGACACACTTGCCAGTGACGGCGCTTTCATATTGCACCGCAAAGCGCGCACGGTTTGCCCCATCTCCAAAGCAGTCGCGTAGATGGACGACACGGGCAGTTGCTGGAAGATAAACCAGTGCGTAATCCGTAGGTGTGTCCTTTGCTGCGTCCTCGAAAGTGCAACCAAGCATACGAATGCGCTGACCACCGATCACCGCCGCCTGTTTGCGGCAGAAACCGATGCGGGTTTGGTCGAAGTTTACATCCTGGACATTACTTTCAATGCGAACAGCCTCATTGTCGGCATTGCCTTGTGGGTAAAGGTCGCCCGTCGCACCGGATGTGTTGGAAAACAGGCATCGTTCAAAGTCGAAATACCGCGCCTTGAGCATGTAAAGAGAGCGATCTTTTGCTCGATCCGTCTCAAAAACACTGAACCGGCAATATTGCGGAAATTCGTTTGGGTTGCTAGACGGCGAACTTATGTAAAGGCCATTATTGGCTCCCAACATATACAGCCCGTCTGTGGTCACGCCATAAACCGGGCCCTCAATAAACATCCCGTCCGTGCCACCATTGTTGCATTGCACGTTTACATTTTTGTAAACCATCACATCAGATCGGGTTGCGCTGGGTGAAACTGACGCCTGATGATTGATGGCGCGCCCGTTTGTTTGGTTCGGGAAATTGAGATCAACATCCTCGAACAGGAGATCGTTGACCGTGTTGGTGTCAATGCCTGAGTATAGTCCGTCGAAAACACAACTCTTGACCTTGGCCTTAGAGTTATTGCGGAAGCGTAAGGCAATGCCGGAAGTTCGGACATTCAGGTTCACGACATGCAGGTTTTCCAGCGCGGCATAATACGTGGCGGAAGTTGATCCAAAGTCAAAGATATCACCACTCGTCGCAGCAATTTCGATGCGGGCTTTATCACCCACACCGGTAACCTTAACATAGCTAGTCTGGTCACCGGACTTGAACATTTGAATGCGGCTATTAAACCTCCACGCGCCGGAAGGCGGTGCGGGCAGCCACACGGTTCCGCCACCTCCAGTAATCACGGCGTCGATGGCTGCGTTTAGTTGCGACGTTTCGTCCGCGCCTTGCCCGAGAGCCCCGAAATCAAAGGGAGTGACGCCGTAGCGTTTCATGTAATCAGTGGTTTCTGTAGCCGACATAACCGACATAGCTGTACGAGCTTGGGCTGGCGTTCCGTCTATTGGAGGCCCATTTCCAGTACCCGCTGCTCTCATTTTAATTCTGCTTTCGGGCATATTGGCAAGATTGGTGTTTGATATAATACCAATACTTTCAAAAACAGCTTCTTCAAAATCAATTTTTCTAATTGGTTCCGTATTATCAATTGGTTCTGGTAGATTAGTAACTCTATAAGAGTTCATATCTAGGTTACTCTCCATCTGATTAGGAGTGTCACCATCCCTAGAAAGAAGGGTATCAATTTTATCTGCTAATGCTTCAAAGTTAGCATTAATTTTTGTTAGTGCAGAAACCTGATTTTGTAGGGAATCTACAGTCTGAATTGTAACTTTATCTGACATATCACAGACCTTAAACTGAATAACTAATTAAAATTGTAAATGAAACTGTAGTTGTACCAGAAAAATCAAGACTAAAAGTGTCAGAAATTGTGTAGGAAGTGTTAACTGTAATTGTAATCCCAACACCTTCAGAAGTTGTTGCGATAGTACCAGAAGCTACTGTAGAAGAGTTCTTTCGTACACCTACAGTTAAAGAACCGGAATGAGAACTGTTTGGGATAACTCTAATTTCTGTGCATATTTTATTTTGGTCGATTGGTACATAAATTCTACTGTTTGGGTCAGTTGTACTTTTAATTACAAAAGAATCCCATTGTTTGTTTAGATTTTTAATTGACGAAAGATTAACACTGTCAACTGTAATTTTTTGCCAAGTGCCACTGCCAGAACCATCACTAACCCTAACAGTGTTAGCAGAAGCGGCATCTGCGCCCTTGCATTCATGAAGCTCTGCACCAGTGAGAGTTGCGTGTGCTACCAATTTAATTCTCCTAGCTACTTGTTAGAAATAAACCCCCGCTAAACTTTGGTCTAACGGGGGTTAAAGTTTAAGTTAGATTCGGTAAGTAATGGTTAGAACACCCCTACCGGCTGTTAGGTCTGCCGTGTTATTTCGGGCAGTTACTAATGCTGGCTGGGAGAGTCGTGTACCAATTAGAGCACCGTCACCGGCAATTGAAGCTCTGGCGGTAAGAGATGCTACAGCAATAGCAGCGTCAAAACCATCAAAGTCAATTTCAGTTGTACGGTTCTTACGAACTAGACCGAAATCTACTGTAGCAGTAGCGCCAGCAAAAGCAGTTTCAACAGTGAAGTTGGAGCTGATAATGAAAGCGTTGCTAGGGATAAAAACACCGTCACCAAGGATAGTGTTTGTTAGTGCATTAAAGTCGGCAGCAGTAATAACAAACTCAAGAGTGTGTACACCACCGTCCTGATTTACATGCCCACCTAGTGCCTGTTTTGACTCGTCGTCACCATACTTAATGAAAAGACCGTCTGCGTTTGTCCAAGTACCCATATCTATAATCCTTTATTTGTTACTGATTAGACCTGATCGGTATCAGTGATGACAACAACCATGTTTTCGGGACGATAGAGCTTGAGACCATAACGAGTGGTCATAACATACTCTTCACGCTGGTAGTCTTTGTTGTACTCGGACTCAACTGTAGGAGCCTGACGTACAGCGCCTACGAAGGGTCGAGCAGCTTGGTCAGCGGAGAAGAAAAGGTTAGCTACACCAGTGGCAGTAGTCTTACCGTCAATAGTTTCAGCACCAATAGGCTTTAGGTTATTGGAGATATAAACGTCCCAACCGTATACGTTCATTCGGAACTGCATACCAGTTGTCATACCGTCGCGGATGATACCTTCCCAACGTGGGTTGTTAGAAACGTTAACAAGGTTAGTTGCAGTTTCTAGAGCAAA